AAATCCTTCCAGATCCTTTTTCCCGACCCCCGGCCACTTTTTCCAATCGTAGTGCTGCCCCTTTTCGATCATCTTCGGAGTGCGCGGGATGTTGTCGATCTCGGTCTGGATCAGCTCGTCCAGCTTGGCCTTGCCAGCCTTGGTCATCGGCGCTTCCGGCATCATGCGCGACAGGCCGCCCCAAGTGTGATGCGAGAAATCGCCGGATTGCGGACCCATCTTGGTGTAGACGCCCAGGATCTGGTCGGTGTCGTACTGCCGCTGCAGCTCCTTCACGCGATTGCCGATCCCGGTCGCCGCTCCGCCCACGTTGGCGTAGCCGCCCGTGTCGCGGATGTAGCCGTGGCCGCCCTGCGTCAGCAGCGGCGTGCTGAGGTTGATGTCGTCTATGCTCTTGATGGTCTTGCCACGCATGGTGGCGTCGCCGGTCAGCGGCGTCAGGATCTTGCCCTCCAGCCAGCTCGGCGGCACCGTTGGCGTGGTCGGGAATTTACCGCCGCCGTACTCGACCGGGATGTCGTCCAGCGGACGGTCCTGCTTGCGTGCGCCAATGCGGTGATACTCTTCAGGCTTCGGCTTGCTGAGATCGAACGGCCACGACGCCTGCCAGATCGAGCGTAGCGGCGCACCTTCGGCTTCTGACGCCGTCGCACCGAAGCCAGCCGCCAGCGCACCCATCTTGGCCAGCTTGGGGAGCTGTGCGAACGCGCGACCGGCCAAGCCAGCGCCCGGCAGTGCTACCGCAAGCCCATATTCCCACGGCTCCTGCGGCACCAGTGCCTCGGCCACTGCCTCCATGTTGCTGGTTCCGGCGCGGTTGGCGACGTTGCGGTATTGCGCCGCGACCTTGGCCGCTGCGGCCTCGTGGGCGCTCTGCCCCGATAGCGTATCCACGCCATCGACGTAGCGGTTGGGGTGTGATGCGCCCTTGTACTCGGACGGCCAGTGCAGCGCGTTCTCGTCGGTCGGGTCGCGTACCTCTGGCCGGGCACCGGCAGCCCATGCGGTGCGATAGTTGTAGTCCGGCGTGTTGAGATCCGGCTCCTCGCCGTATTTCTTGACGTACTCGGAAAACCACGGCGTGGCGCGGATGCCCTGCTGAAACGTCTGCTCGGGGTCTGGCCACGCAGGCGCAGGCGGCGGGAAGGCGGCAGCCGCAAGCGGTCGGCCCTCCTCTGCAAGCTGCCCCATGTACCAGTCGCTCATCAGCGCGCTCCATTACCCCCGATCGGCTGCTGCATCTTGAACTGTTGCGCGGCGCGCTGATCAGCTGCGCGCTGCGATTGCTCGGTCGCCCGCTGGCTGGCCTGCTGCGAAGCCTGCTGCGCCTTCTGCTGATTGAGAACCATGTCTTGGTTCTTCTCCAGCATGTGCGCCTGATGGCTCTCGCGGTTCTGCATCCGCTTCTCGTTCTGCACCAGCATCTTGTAGCCCTCGTCGCCCTTGGCGGCGTTGATCTTGGCCAGCTCGATGCGGCGATCGTTCTCCAGCTCCCACTGCTTGTGACGGTCCTTCATCGACAGCTCGTCCTTGGCGGTCTTCGCCTTCAGCATGTCGGCCTGCTTCTGCGCCTCCAGCTTCTTGTTCTCGATGCCCTCCAGCATCTTGATCTTCTCGGCCTCGGGGTTCGGCGGCGGTTGCGATCCCTTCTGCTTCATCAGCTCGACCAGCTCCTCGACGGCGCCATCCAGCGACCGGCCGGCGCGGAACGGCGCAGTGGCAAACTTGAGCATCTCGCCGCAGAACGGCGCCGTCTTCGGCTCGCCTTGGATCATCGCCGCCAGCTGCGGCAACAGGCTGCCCAGCATGCCAACAAACTCAGTGCGCCTTTGCTTTTCGGCATTCTCGTCGGCCATGATCGTGCTGTCGGTTTCGATGTCGAGCACAAACGATCTGGCGCGATTGTCGCGCAGGAACGCCAACACCTGTTGAATGGTCGGCTTTTCCTTGAGCTGGTTGATGGTGGCGATCGCGGCGTCCTGCGCCTTTTGGGCCTGCTCCATCGCCTGCTTGGCAAGATCGGGCTGCTGCTGCGCCAGCTGCTGAACCTGTGGGTTCTGCGACACCATCTGGATCTGCTGCTGCTGCGCCTGCATCTGCTTCATCACCTCGCCGATCTTCTGCTGCACCATCTTCTGGGTCGGCAGCTCGGTCTGGCTCATCTCGATGATGGTCACGTCGTCGAACTTGTCGGTGATGATCTCCAGCACGATCTGCACCAGATCGCGCGCGACGCGGACCATCTCGCCCTGCTTGTCCTTGATGCGCTTGGAGCCGTATTCGGATTTCATCTGCTGGGCGCCCAGCGTCTCATCAGGATCGGTCGAGCCGCGCATGATGTCGGCCAAGCCCATGATCTGATAAATGTCCTCGATCACTTGCTTGCGCAGACCGACCAGCGCCGTAATGGTGTTGGCGATCATGTCGATCGGCAGCCACACCACGACCTCTTTCGAGCCACCGAAGGCGGCCCAGTTGCTGATCGGGATCATCATGCGGCCGGGCGTGTGCGTGGTCAGTGCCGCCTGCACCGCGTCGCCCAGCTCGGCGCCGCCGGCAGGGTAGAAACCCTTGGCCTCCAGCGCATCGCTGAGCGCGTGAATGCGGCCCGTCAGGAGGTTTATTTCCTCCAGCTGGTCGCGGTACTGCAGCACGTCCGGCACCGGCACCAGCGAGCCGCGCTGGACCGTCCCATACGCCGGCTTCGGGCACGGAAAGAAATCGGCTAGGTCAAGGTGCGGGTCGTCTTCGTCGAGGATCTTCTCGCACCCCTTGGCAACCCACACCACGCGCTGCTCGCCCTTGTCCCAGACCTCCCAGAACTTGGCGCGCTGCCTATTGTCGGCGCCGCCGACCTCCTTGCTGTCCTTGTCCACGGCATATTCGGCGCGCTGATACTCGTCGCCGGACGTCTTGTGGAACCGCTTCCGCGCCTGTCCGCGGGTCAGATACGATGCGGCCGCGACCCACGTCACCTCCAGCCAATTGCGGCTCACGCTATGCAGGAAATCCCGTCGGTCCTTGAAATCAATGCAGACCTTCTCGTGGTCGTAGCGCCCGTCGCCGCCCTCCTCGTAGCGGCACCACGCAACACCGCGTCCGATCATGGCGACGTCGTCGCGGATCAGCAGCATCAGATCGTTGATGTGTGTGAGGTCGAAGGCCACCACTGCGCAGCGTTCGGCTATCTCGCTCGCCGCCTGATAAACCGGCCGCTTGTCTTTGAACTTGGGGACGACGACTGGCTCTGGCCGCTTGGCGTAGATCGAGGGTTTAATCACCTCGCAATTCGCCCAAAACATCTGGAATTCTTTGTCGCGCGTCATGCTCGATAGCCGATCGAGCGAGGCATACTGCTTGTCGATCTTATCGCAGTGGTCGTGCCACCGCTCGAACGCCTTCTCGCTCTCCTCGATACGGTTGATCCACGCCTTGGCATTCTTCGGCTCGACCGCCGGATTGTAGTCGTGGTCCTCTTGGCGAAGGTCGTCCTCGACCGGCTTGCCGCCCGCGGGTTCGTCAGAGCTGGCCATTGTATTCCCCCCGGTGCGCCTTGCCCATTTCCAGCGCCAACTTACGCAGTTCGCGCGCGGCGCCGGGATACATCCGTTGCAGCCGCGCGTATTCGTTCGACGAGCGTATCACCAGCGGCAGCATGCGGTAGGCGCTGTCGGGGTTCTTCAGGATTTCTTTGGTCAGCGGGTCGCGCGACAGCGTCGGATCGACCTTGAGCATGCTGATCAGGGCGTCGCTCGCCATCACGTCACCATGCCTTCCTCGGTCCAGTTCTGCTGCGGCTCTTGCAGCGGCGCCCGTCGCCGCTCCTGCGCGTTATGCAGACTGTGGCCCAGCACGGACAGCTTGCCCCAGTGGTTCTTGAACAGCCGCATGATCACTTCGGGCAGACACTGCGGGCCAATGCCCTCACGCAACAACAGCTCCGACAGCCTCTCAGCCGCCGCGCGCTCGGTCATCACCGGGTCAGTCGGCAGCGTGCTCATAGCCTAATCCCCCTGCGGTCGTCTGCCGGCGGCGGGATCACCCAGCCCTCGATCGGCGGCGGCTTCACCACGCGTACGCTCACGCCCTTCCACGCCAGCGCCAGATAGCGGAAGGCGTCGGCCGGGTGGCTGGTCCAGTCGTGGACGTGCGAGGCGCGGAACGCCTTTTTGTCGTCGTCCCACTCCCTGCGATATTGCTCGAGCGCCGCGACGCCGGTCTCCTCGGTGCGCGGGTGAAACACGGTCATCGGCAGCGTGCGCCGCACCGCGTTGATGCCGTCCTGCATCGACGCCATCGGGACGCGGTCGGGCTTGAGGCCGATCGAGCGCATGGTCTCGATGCGGGTGCGCCCAGAGCCCCACTCCTTCACGTTGGCGTCGTGCGGGACGTAGTCGTTGCCGCGCAGCCAGCCGTGCTCCTTCTCACGCTTCTCAATCTCGCCTAGGTACCACTCGACGCCGACACCACTCGCCGCGAGATGATCCAGCACGATGAGCTGGGCGCCTTGGACTTGGAACCACCAGATCGACGTATCGTCAGACATCCCCAAGTCCCAAGCACGATGAACGTATTGATCCGGCAGCGCCTCGACCGCGCAGATGCGGCCTTCACGGCGCACCTCCGCCATCTCAGTCGCATAGAACGCGCCAAGGATTGCAGCTTGGAAATCACAAAAATACTCCTGCCTGAACTGAGCTGCGCCAACGTCGGCGCCGTACAGGGCCTTGTACTCGGCTAGGGCTTCGGCAAGAGCTTGCTCGGTGAGGGCAGCAGTGTCTGTTGCGGTGAGGAGTTCGCAGAACCAGTCGGCTGACTGTGACGCATGCTGAAAAAGGGAGAACGCATGATTGCGTCCGCGGGGAGTAGTGATGAAGGCCGCCCACCCATTATTTTCCTCGACCATTGGCCGGTGGTAGGCCCACGCTGACGGGTTCGCCAGCGCCCATTCTGAGTAGA